GATGATTGACTTCAAGGGTCAGTTCGTTTCTTGGACTGACTCGCGTATTCGACTGGTTTCGGGGGCGACGGTTGTGTGCAAGGGAATTACGGCGAAGTTTCGAGGGATGAAAGAAGGGGGGCGCCGTCCCGATGCGTTGGTGCTCGACGATCCGCAAGACGAAGATGACATTTTGACTTATTATCGCCGCGAAAAAGTGAACCGCCGTTTTCGAAAAACGATTATGAATCTTGGCGGTCGCGAGTGTGACATCATTGCCGAAGGTAATCTGATGCACAAAGAGTCGTTGCTCTCGCAACTCGTCAAGGATCATCGCGTTTGGGATGGCAAATTGTACAAGGCTGAGAATCTCCCGCCGAAAGCTGAAGAGGCAATGTTCAAGATCGGTAATCTCAAGCAGGATGGTCAACCATTATGGCCGGAAGGCTGGACAATGGAAAGGCTCGCGCGCAAGAAATTGGAGATCGGGCGCCATTATGCAATCGAATTCTTGAACGAAGACCGGGGTGACGAAGAGAAGATATACAACACAGGCGCTTTCATGAGGTTTGACAGGCGACAATTAAAGCTCTCGGGCTTTCGCTTGGTCGCCTTTTGGGATGGTGCGACGGGGAAGAAGGAAGCGAAAGATCCTGATTTCGCGAGCATCGCGGTCGTCGCGACGCGCACGCTCACGGGCAAGCAGTACGGGGCTTGGTTGAACGCGATCAAAGTGCCTGTCGATCCTGAGCGCGTGCGCATGTATAACGACTCACCTCAGCGGTTCTATTTTGTGCTCGATTGTTTTTTGAAAAGGTGCACGCCACAGATCCAAATTGATGCGGCGCTCGACTTGCTCGAACGTTACCCGATTGAGACGCTGTACTTTGAAGACAACGGGGCTTGGTCGATACTCGTGCCCGAGATCAAAAGCCGGGCGGCTGAGAGAGGCGTGTCGGTTCCGCTCAAGCAATTCAATCAGTCGAAGAATAAAGCTCAGCGGATCATGAATGCCGAGCCCGTGATTCACAACCGAACGTTTTTTGCGAAGCAATTGCACCCTCTCGTGTTGGCTCAGTTTGGAGATTTTCCGCTCGGGCATGACGACGCGCCTGATTCGATCATCGCGGTCGTTGAGCAATTCGAGAAAACCGGGCGCCGTATCATGGGTTTCGTGTAGAATATTGGGATGAAACAAATACAGGTCGACGAGTCTCAAGGCACGGTCAAGCACATCGTCGAGAGGTTCGGTTTGCACTTCGGGCTCGCGGTGATGGTCTTCGCACTCGCACTTATATTTGTTCGATGGCTCATGGTTGCGACTCCAGCATACGCCGACGACATCTTCGCGGCGGTGCTCGTGTTCGCAATCACGGCGCCTCGTGAAGCATTTGATGTTGCTCGGGGGCAACCCGTCAAGAAGGTTATTTACGATTATATCTCTTGGATCGCGGGCGCGATTTTCGCGCTTTTCTTACTCAAGCTGATCTGAGAGAAGAGGTGAAGCAATGAAGATTATTTGGATGCGTCAACACAAAGGTAAGGGTGACACTATCGACAACCCGATTGTGATCCCACGATCTCTGCATTTGAAAGTCGAATATGAGGGTGATCGACCGAAAGAGGCTTTTCATCTGCGATGGGGGGGAACATGGATCAAACCACATTACAGCGTTGCGTCTAACTACCCGTGGCGTTGGTACGGTTTGGACGGCGGCGGGCATACTCCATTTTGCGGTGTGCCGTCGTTGAAAGAAGAAGAGGGGCACGGGATCATTCAGATCACGGCTTGGACAGAGTCTCGCAGTGGGAAAGGCAACCAAGTTAGTCGAAGATTCTTTGTCAGGAATCTGACTGCGGTTGAACGGAAAGCTGCGAAAAATGCGCGATGGGCGACTCTTCAAAGAGAAGTGGCATCGGGTCGAGGCGCTCGTTCAGTGAGATGTTCAGACGGTCGGATCACTTCGAGCCTAGTATGGATCATGCTGTTAAAGGAATTTCACGGTACGATCATCACGAAAACGATGTTCGGCGGGCATAGATTCAGCGGCACTGTCGGTCAGTTCGCTGACGAGGTGTTATGGGCGGTCGATTTTTTGGAAAAGAAATTGGAGAACCCCGACTATGATCCGGTTGAACCCGACGAACCTGACGAGCCTGATGAGCCTGATGAGCCTAAAGATCTCCCATTCACAAACGGTGAAGGTGTTAAGCTGAAAGACATCGCCTTTGTTGTTGTGGAAGTTGATCAAGAAGAGAAAACATTGAAGCTTATTCAGGTGATTTGATCGCTCGCGGTGCATAATTCATGCATGGCAAAATACAAAGAGGTTCAATATCGACTTATCGTGCTCGATGCTATGCTCTCGAAGATCGAGAGTCATCATGGCATCGGGTGCGACTGTGCGACGTGTCTACCGATCCTGACTGAGATAAATCATCTCAGAAGCGATCTAAGGCGTCGTAATAATTCACGAAGGTCAATACATGCGGTTGCTTGTTAAAGTCGCGTGACGACGCACTGAGGGGTCAGCAATGCGGGCAAGTGTCATTCGGGCATCGGAACATTTGAGAGAACTAACTCACGACGTGATCAAGTCGGCGATCATCAACGGTGTTGATCGGGGCGTGCTGCATTCTGCATTCTGTGATTGTGAGTCATGTATCGGGCTCAAGCGCAAGATCGCCGATGCAATCGAAGTGAAGATCAGGGCGGGGCTCAACACAATTGAGTGAGGTAAGCAAAATGAATGAGAAGTTTACGAAACTATTCAAAGAGATTCGTATCGGGCTTGAATCACATTTCATTGCTTCAGTGATTCAGTACATCAATGATGATGGTCATTATCTGACAGTCAGAGTGCCCGCACTTTCGCAAAAAACAAAAGGCGTCGTTCGGGTGTTTCTCACATCGGACAAGGTGACAGAAATACCAATCAGGCGCATTGTCAAAGTTGAGCACGACGACCCGATATGGCAAGGCGTGCTCAACCTGATCTTGCATGAGTACAAGACATTCTTGCTCGAAGAAGGTGCACGGGAAATTGCCGAATTATTGGAACGTCCCGAAGAGTATAAAGAGCAGTTGAGAACGGAATTAAAGAACAAGACGCCGCCGCCGAGTCTTGCACCGCCTGATGAGTATTCCACAAATACGGGTGTTCCGCGTGACGTGGAACACGATGAGGCGCCGCCCGAGCCGCCCCCGAATCTAGTGTTCAAAGGTAACAAAGAGGTAAGCAAAGATGAAAAATAGACGGGTGATAGTGACAGGGGGTTCGGGTTTTATCGGCTCGCATTTGTGCGAACGATTACTTGAGCACGAGTTCAAGGTGCTCAACGTCGACAGGCGAGTATTATCTCACCCTCCGGTCGGTAATTATTCATCGGTATATTGTGACATTACCGTGCCCGGTGCGGTGCTAAATGTTGCACGTGAGTTCGACCCCGGTGTGATCTTTCACCTTGCGGCGCTCGCGGGGGTCTTGCCGGGGGAAGAATCGCCCGAAGAATACAACCGCGTTAATATCACAGGCACCGCGCGAGTTGTCGAGGCGGCGTTGAATTGTCGAAGCAAATTGATTTTCGCCTCGTCGTCATCGGTATATGGTGACGGTCCTGAAGAGTTGCCGGTTCATGAGAAGTCGAAGGTCAACCCGTTGTCGCATTATGCGCGAACGAAGTTCTTCGGGGAATCGCTTGTGACTGATGCCGGGCTCACAGATTGGACGGTCGCGAGACTGTTCACCGTGTATGGACCGCGACAGCGTCAAGACATGTTCATCACGAAGGCGGTACGCACGATACTCTTGAATCAAGAGAACGTAATTACATTGAGATCGCCGACGAGTCTTCGAGATTACACGCATGTCTCGAATACGGTCGACGGGCTCATGTGTTGTTTGGCGACATGCAACAATGTTTTCAATATCGGCACGGGCGACCCGGTGCCATTGTTCAGGGTCTTGCGTATCATCGAAGACGCGCTCGGGGAAAAGCCGAAGAAGGTAATCATCGAGAAGATGACAAACGTCGAGCCTCAAGTTACGTGCGCTGACATCGGGAGCATCGCCGGATATGGTTACGTGCCGACACGGAAATTTGAAAACGGGATTCGAAATTTCATCGAGGGAATAAAAACATCATGGCGACAGTGACTCTCGCGAGAACAGAATCAAACAAGTGGATTCGGAAGCATGCGCACGGCATCACGGGTAAGGTGCTCTCGCTCGGTTCGGGTTCGGATCTCGACAACGAAGGCGGGAAGTATCGCGATTATTTTTTCAATGCGGAGTCATACTCGACTTCAGATATCAGTTCGACGGCGCCCGCACAATACGTGCTTGATGTGCGTGACATGTCAACGGTTGTATGCGGGTATTATGATTGCATTTTCGCCGCCGGGCTTCTCGAACACGTCGACGATATGTTCAGGGCGATGCGTGAGATCAATCGAATCATGAAAACGGGCGGGGTGATCCTGACGGGCATGCCGTTCGGGTATCGAATTCACCGGGCGCCTCAAGACTATTGGCGGGCAACAATTCATGGTATGAGGTACTTGCTTGAGGGCTTCGGCTTCGAGGTTGTTGAGATGATTACGGTGCCCGGTGTATACAAAGATTTTCCGGCGGCATATTGGGTGAGGGGAACAAAGATCGAAGAGGCGAGATAGCATGAAGAAAGAAGACACAGAATTGCTCACTCAGTTAGACGGCTTTGAGCCTGATCTCGTGTTCGATATCGGGGCGAATCAAGGCGAGTCTATTGTGCGCTTCAAGGCGCTTTGGCCCGACACGCGGATCGAGAGCTTTGAGCCGCGCCTGTCAGCGTATTCGCAACTTGTCATTGTTGGGAAACAGTACGAAGGTGTGAGGTGTAATTGTTACGGGCTCGGAGATTACAACGGTACGCACGTGATCAACGAGATCCTCGACAAGAACGGCTTCGGCGGTCGCTCGTCGATTCTCGATCACAAGATCTTGCCCGCCGGGCATACGACGACAAAAGAGGTGATGACGCTGTTCAGACTCGATGACATTATAGAAGACATGCCGAGCTTCAAGAGGCTCTTCATCAAGATCGATGTTGAGGGGTATGCAAAGCACGTGATCGACGGTGCGAGTGAAACGATCCGGCGCGCGTACGCATGTCTCATTGAGGTCAATCTCAATGACAAGTATGATTATGATCAAACAATGACTTATGAGGTGCGCGAGCGAATGACAAAGCTCGACTTCGAGTTCTTGGGGCTGACGCGCAAAGTCATCTCGGGGGTGCCATTATGGCAAGACGAACTTTGGATCAATTCGAAGGGATAAAAGAAAAGCCCCGGTTTGCCGGGGCTTGGTGACTCAGGTCAAGTACGCGAGGCACTCATACCGCTTGCTTGCCATCTTGTACCAAGTCAGGCGAAGAGCGGTGTTCTCGAAGGGAGTGTAAGTCAGAAAGTCTTCGAGGGTGCCCGAGTGAGGAGTGACACTCCAAGCATGCCCATACTCGAAGACCGCTTCACCCGACTCACCGCACAACAGGCAACTGAGAGGAGTGCCGTCTTCTTGCAACAGAACAAGACCATAAGCGCGGAGAAGATCTTCTATCTCTTCAAGCGGTATGTCAGTGAAATAAGTCGGCTTCATCAGGGCATAAAGTTCTTTAGCAACCGGGGCTTTCTGTTTGGCAGTGAAGAAGGTCTCGGTGCGGGGGGCGGCGGGGGTCGTTGTTTGTTTCATCATCATGATGCTATGGTAAACCATGCGGGCGAGAAAGTAAAGTGATATGTATCACATTTTTCGCCTAAAATGAAAAAAAGTCGCACGGTGCATAATTAAGACGAGAGAAAATTTGAAAGGGGTAAAGCAATGAACGAGGAAAGAAAGATTTACGAGAGGGGCACGATGGTACTCATATACCGGAATGATCGGTATTACGAGGGTGTGATATTCGACGGGCCGAACGGTGCGGGCAAATACTATGTTGAGTTTGAAAAAGACGTTCGCGATCTTGTGCATGTCAGTGAGATATTCGGCGAGATCAGCGATTCGGGTTTAGATCTCAAGACAGAGATCGAAGTCATCTTGCCGCAGAGCGCCGAGCCGTATCGAGACAAATTCGAAGATGATGCATTTCTCGACAACTCGTACACCGAGTTCGGGCAGTGGGTTGACTTGCTCGTGATAAGATCATATCAACGAGTATTTGACGCAGATCGGTTGAAAGATCTTCACACCGCTCAGGTGTATGTTGATTTGATGCAAGCGAAATTACTTGCCGAACGAGAACTTATTTCGAGGTTGATTGATGAATCGCCGGGACATTGATTTCGCCATTTTTGGCAAACAGGGTTCAGGATTGAGAACGCTTGCAAGTGCGCTCGGCGGGCACAGCAAGCTCACGGTAAACACTGATGGGCTTGACGGTATTAAGAATTCGCGAACGTATGGTGACGGTGAGGTGCGCGGCACAGTCATTGAGTACAAGCGGTCACACATGCTCTTTACGGCATTGCCGCCACGTGTGATACACCTGACGCGCATACCGTACAACAACGCGAGAGAGATGCTTGCGATACAGTCGAGCACTGAGCCAAAAGAATGGGAGATCAACGCAACATCGAAGAGGATACTCTTTCAACAAATGGAATACAGGCGCAAGCTTGACAAGCGTAAAGGTGTTGAGATTCACGAGGTTTGTTTTGAGGATCTCGACCCGTTGAACCGAAGCATCAATGAAGCATTGACTGACTTCTTATTTGTGCACTTTCAGATACTCAAAGTGAGGCGGTTAAAAGATGAGTGGTAAGATTTTAGATGCGCCTATATACGCTGACAAGGTTATCGGCGCCGGGCGCAAGACAAAGGCTTGGTTCAAAATCGGCGTCGAGAAAACTCGACTCGGTAAAATGATTCACGAGAAGCTGTTTGAAGATGAGAGCAAAGGGTACATTGTCTTTGAACATTGCGAAGCACGACAGAAGAGAGCAATTGCGACAGCGGTTGACAACACGAAAACAGACAGGGGTGAGGCTCTTGTGTTTGTGTGTCACAAATGTCACCGACGGGTGCCTGTATTGCCGCCGTTCAATTTCGATCTGAAGGTCGTCAAACGGTGACAAAATTTGCACCGGGTACACGTTGTGAAGTTCGATCAAATTATGTCGGTATTGAGACACCGTTCGGTAATATCAATATTGCCGATGTCGTCTCATGTACATTCAATACCGAGACAAACAGGTTTTCGATGACTTGGAAAGTTGAACCGGGGCGGGGCAACGGGGTCATCGACAGTGAAGATACGGTTGAAGGCGACACGCTCGAAGAAGTTTTCTTACGGTATGTCGCTCGCCGTTTAATGAAAGGGTAAGATGATGCCGGATGTATTTGTATTGATTGCGGTTGTGCAAATTGGTGGTATACATCGAGACGAAAGTGCGCCGTTGAAAGTGCTGTGCGGTGTATTAACAAAGTTTGAGGATGTTGAGAAAATGGTTGCTGCTATCGTCGAACAGGGATACGTGAAAGAAGAGGACGGATCATTGCCGATAGTTGAGGCGAATATTCATGCGCGATTTTTTCCTCTTGCTCAAATCTCGTATTTCGATGTGTTCTTAGAGAGACGCGCATGAGTGAGAAGAGCAACAACAAGGTGTGTCCGCAATGTCGCGGGCACGGTGGCAAGGTTACGAGAGGCGGTCAGTCAGGGTATTACTACAAACCTTGTGCTTTGTGTGATGGCTTGTGCGAAATTGCGATATGTGAAGACGAAGAAAATTTCGATCATTGTGATTATTGCAATAAGCGGTTCACGCCCGGTGGTCAACTCATTCAACTCGGAACGGTCGATGTGCTCAAAGATTTTCTTGATGGGCCGATCTCGTGCGCAACAATCAAGAAGCGGTATTGTTCGAGCCAGTGTTTGATTCATGACACGAGCGCCGAGTTGGAATACGCTGACAAGAAGAAAGTGAGCATCAGTGAACTGATCGTTAATCGGCTCGTGATTGATCTCGGGGTGATCCTCGTTGAAGAGAGTCAACAAGGCACGGTGCATGTGCTGAACCAAGAGCGCGCGTGTGAAGATGTCTTCAAAAGGATTGCCCGCGATTGTGGTTCAACTGTCGAGTATGTGCGCTTCGTTTACAAACAAGAACGTTCGAAGCTGATCAAGCGAGACAAGCTAAAATGATCAAGCAAGCGTACCTCTTCGTTATGACCGATCCTCGAACGGGCGAAGAGGGCGTATTATCAATGAAACGACCCGAAGGTCATATGCCGATGATCGCGACAGATCAAAAACTTCTTGAAAAGCTCTTGCCGATTGCGTCGAGAGCAGCGAGAAAAATGAAGAGAGTCGTGAAAGTTATTCGCCTCTGTACTCGTGAAGAGTTGGGGCGGCTCGGCATCGACGGGTCAATACAAGTGAGGTACAAAGAATGAGCTTCTTAACTACACGATTCGAGAAGATGCCTGTGTATGGTTGGACACTCATAGTGATTGTGGGTTTACTCATCATCACCGCGTTAGCAGTCGCCGACTGGACGGGGGTATTTTAACGAATGGCTCGGTGTGCAACGTGTGCGGTCATATCGGCTAATTGCCGAATGCTTATTCTCGGGACGATCATTTTCTTTTTGGGAGTGCTCGCCGGGTATAGAATGGGCGCACACGTTGACGTACACTTTCAAATTGAATCACAGGGAGAAGGTACAATTGAAGACTATGAGCAACCATATGCAGGATTTGTTGAAGCGCGTCGAACAAGAGAAGATCGCCTTTAATACACAAGAGGATCTCATCGAATGGCTCAGGTCACACGGGTGCAACGAAGTACCGATGTTTGTGCCTGTTTCAATTGACTACCCACCGACCCGATCAGGTAATCAAATGATTCACGAGTTTCACATTGAGCACGAGAATCTTACTTATCGAATTCTTGTGCCGACTGATATCTGTCTTTCTCAATTGAGGGGTGAAGAGTGCGGTGAGAGTGCTTGGTTCGATGCGTCTCATCTTGCGTTTTGCAAAGAGTGTGATGAAATATATCGAGAGATATCTCTTGAGATTGCACACGTCATTGCCGGGGCTTTCTTGTATGCCGCGAACCGGGCTGAAGAACGGGTGCGTGAAAATGGCGCTCGAACATTGCCGCCTGTACCAAATACATTCGAAGATGTGCTCTTGGCTGATAACAAAGGCGTGTTAAGAATACAGGTCTGAAGAAAAATGTCGCCCCGTTGCTGTATCTTCTCGGATGAGCGATTCGAGATAATTGCCCCTCTCTCATGAATTGCCATAGAAAGCCCGGCTTCGGTCGGGCTTTTCTTGTTTGGTGCATAATTAAGACATGCGAAAAGAATTGAAGTTCAAACTTGTTGCTGTGTTGAAGGGGTTCAGATCTCGACAGGTGACTGTCTTTAATGCTGAGACCCGTCGAGACTGTATCAGTGAGGTTGGCTGGATCTGTCAACGAGGGTATATCACCGATCCGCCGAGCCCGTATGCATACCCATTGCACCGGGTCAAAAGATTCGAGGTGAAGGTTACGTGAAGAACTCTCAAAACTCGACGACTTCAAATGATGTGCACAGTGTTGTCAAAGAATGGCTCGGGGAATATGGGCACGTGCTCTCACCTGAACAACTGGCAAGCATCAGAGAGGTGTGTGATGACATCAACGATTCGGTCGCTGTTCTCGATGAGACCGGGCGCATGGGCGCGCTTATGTTCTTGTTCACGATGACGTATACGCACCCGTTTGTTCAAGAGCAGTTTATGTCACGACAGATTACGGCGCTCGCGAATTATCGAGAGATTTCTGAAGAGAGAGCGAAGGGAGCAATGCTTAATTGATGACACTCAACCGGGCGAAGTATCGAGATAAGAAAAAGAAGATTGACTCAGCACCGATTGAAAAGTTCGGGGCGACCGATGTGACGAAAGCGATTGAAGAACGTCGGGCGCTTGCTGAAGAAATTGACAATCTTGAAAGAACACTGATACAGCACGATCACTGTACGGTGTCAAATCGAGAGGTTCTTCGCCGCATGCTTCGTGCGGTGATCGGACTTCAGAAGTCAGTTGTAAATTTAGAGCGATCATATCTAAGGAAAGAATTAGAAAATGCTTGAAATATTATTGATCATATTGATTGTTGTGCTTTACTTTGTCGGTGGTTCACTCTTCTCAGTTGCGTATGTCAAAGGATACCCTCAGGACACACGTCCAAATCTCGGGCTCATGGTTCTCTTTTGGGTGTTCATTGTGATCTTTCATGTTGTCTATCAGACGGCGGGCGGGATCGGTAAGTCAGCGAATCGACTTGCAACAGGTTTAGGGGAAGATCCGAAGGCGCTAAAAAAACAGAGAAGAATATCTGTACCCCGTTCGACAGGGATTTCAAAAGATAATGGGCCGGGCACAAAATGAATGAGCGAGTTGAACAGATAATTTCGGCTGATGAAGAGAGTTTCTTCGATAATCTTGCTCGACATGAGAAGCTCTTCGGGGCATTCTCAACTTCTGATGGGCGGGTTGCGATTGGATTTCGTAAAGTCAGGGGCGGGGTGTATGAAAGCGACAAGGGTGTCGGGATCTTTCTTGACCCTGATGATATTCGACATTTGCTCAATGTGTTGAGACTCGCACGTAAGCGAGCGAGAGAGGTACAATTCGAAAATGACAACGCCTGTCGATAATGATTTTGAGATAATTGAGAATATTGAAGGCGATCTCTTTGTGACGTGTGCACATTGCGATCCGCCTCAGTTGATATACAAAGACAAGCTCGCGGTGCACGAAGCATTTAAGCACGGGCGCCCGCTGAGTGAAGTCTTTGAAGAAGAGGATCGAGACGAAGACGAAGATGACGGCGACTTCTTTTGATCGCCTCTGTCATCATGAGATGGTAAACTTCGAGGTTGAGACAACTTATGAGAGAACTTTTCAGAAGCATAGAAGCATCGGCGGTTACACGTGTACCTCGAATACCTGAGGACAAGACTAAAGTCGAAGATTATTCTGACGAGTATGTCGCTTCGCAAGAGATTACCATTGAGAACGCGATTGCTCGACAGGCTCAAATCTTAGAAGCGGCTGAGAAAAAGAGCATGAACTTTTTCGAAACCGGGCGGTCGGTATCGGGGTCACTCAACAACGGCACATCTTTTCATGAGCGACGATTCAGGACTCGTGTTGAGAAGCTCAAGAATTTGAGCGAGTCTTCAATACCCTCTCGGGCGATCAACATCATTCGCGGCGGTATCGGCAATCTTGAGTATGCGGTTAGACCGAGAGATCCGAATTTGCGACCGTCAGAGATCTCGACATTTGAGGAAAGCATCAAGAAGGTTCGTCATGTGATCGACAATCCGAACGCGACTGATGATGATTTGAATTCGTTTCTCGGGCAAATTGTTGAAGACATTCAGGTATTCGACGCGGGGTGTTGGGAGTATGTTGAAGAACCTGAATTCACGAATCCGTTTCTCGCGCTTGAAGTTGTACCGGGGTACACAATTTCTCAGGCTCTTGATTGGAAGGGCGATCCTGATGCAACACGATGGGCTCAGGTTGTCAATGGCACTGCGAAGGTCTTTTTCAAAGACAAAGAACTCGAATATTTGATGTCGAGAAAACGGTCATGGACACCGTTCGGGTATTCGAATCTCGAAAGCGCGATGGAAATACTCGATGCATTCTTCAGTGTTTCGGCGTTTCAGCGGGCGACCGCGAGTGAGGCTTTCCCGCCTTTTCTCGTTTGGCTTGGTGAGAATATCGGCGATGGTGAGATGAGACAGATGCGCGCCTTTTGGGATATGGAATTAAAGGGGCGCGGCACTCCTGCATTTTGGGCGAACACCGGCAAGCCCGAAGTGATCTCTCTCAAGCCGCACACTGATGATGGTCTCTTTTTGCGGTATACCGAACTTTTGATCAGGGTGCTTGCATTTTGTTTCAATCTCAAGCCTCAAGACTTCGGGATCGAGCGTGATGTAAACAGGTCGACCGCACAGGTCGCTCAATCGGCATCGGTCGAAGAAGCAATCAAACCGATTGCCTCGATGATCGCCGCGAAGTTCAACACGAAAGTTTTGCCGCGCATTGCTGAGGTGTCAGGTGATGAGAAGATTCTTGACCTAGAATTCTTTTGGGGCAACATTGACCCGAGAGATGATAAGCAAGAGAGCGAGATCGTTCGCGGGTATACGCAAGATGATCTCCTGAAAATGGACGAAGCACGTGCTCGAATGGATTTGCCACCGTTGCCGAATGGTGTCGGGCAACTTACGATCACGGCATATCGAGATCTTGTGAAGTTCAACCCCGAACTCGCGGTTGACGATGCAACTCGCGATTTACTTTTCCCTGAACAAGATGAAGCTGAAGCTGCGGTGCTCGAAGAACTTCGCGAAGATGCGGCGCTATCAGAAGAAGAAAAGGCGTTGAAGGACATCGCCGAACAGCTTCTTGTTCAGAATGAGCCTGATGCTCCTACAGGCGCTTCGAGTGGCGCGGACGATACATCATAAGGGGGCACGTGTGAAAGTCTCTTCACGGGCCGCTCAGCACACTTTACGAGGGTTTTAATGTGCGAAGCACATCGCGTGCCGAAGTTATCGGCGGCATCATTCAAAAAACTCAAGCCCGCCGAAGAGCGGCGCCGGGCTCGACTGTATGCTGAACTTTGGGGTGAGCTTGAACCTGAGATCGAGACTCTCACCGAGATCATTCGTCTCGATGCGCTCGCTGAACTCAGAGAACTCGAAGGTAAGTTCGCGGGTTTGCGACAGGGGCGAGAACTAAAAGCGGCAACTGTTCAACACATCGCCTCTCTCGAAGCGGTCGGTCAAGGATACATCGACGATCTCAACGTCACCATTACACAGATACAGAGTAAGCGGGCGCCCGTTCTTGAGACAAGGATCTCGGGCACACTTGACAAGGCGGGTCAGAAGTTCAGCAAATCAACATCGACGCGCATTGGTTTCAAACATCCCGGCTTTCCTAAAGAGATTCGCCCGTGGATTAACTCACGAGTACCCGAGCTTGCCGATAAGATGGGAGTGTTGCGAAAGCGTGCGGTGTTCCGATCCGTTGTGCGAGGTGTGCGTTCAGGCGAGACGCTCGACAAGATCGAGGGCCGTATTCGACAACGGTATCAATCTTGGGCGAAGTCAAGCCCGGCGTCAATTGCTCGCACTGAGGTCGGCTTTGTACATGCTCAGTCGCAATGGGCGACGATCAAGAAGCTCGGTATACCGCCGAATGAACTTGTTAAGATTTGGCTCACGTCGCGAGACAGTCGAGTTCGAGGGCTCAACCCGAGAGACAATGCGAATCACGTTGTGCTCGATGGTAAGCGTCGTTTTCTCAATCAACGATTTTCGAACGGACTCTTATATCCTCGTCAACCCGGTGGGCGCGCGAGTGAGGTGATCAATTGTCGTTGTGTATTACTCTTCGAGCGAAAGAAGGGTAAGATGCGCCGGGTCAAACCGGGTAAGTTCACCACGAAGCGGACGGTGCCGTTCAATCAGTTTGGAGATATTGAGCCGCCGACTTCAATTGTATTGCCTGAAGAACTCATTGAAACGATCCCGAAGGCATCAAGAGACGATGCGCTCGAAGGTGCTCGTGCTCTATTCAATAATGGCAAGGCGGTTGAACCCGAGATCTCGGGCATTTTCAAGAGTGTTGCCAAAAGTGAGAAGGGTGAGATTCACGGTTTCGCGTTCAGGCTCAAGACACGTAAGAGTATTGTCTCGAAGATCGGGCGCCTCATGAATGAAGAGGCGATGTCATTGCCGCAAGCTCTTGATAATATTCAAGATATCAATAGATATACGATGGTCTTTGAGCATGATACATTTGTACGGAATTCGAAGAACGCAATCAGGGCATTCAGGAAAGAAGGTTGGCATCTCGTCAAAGGAAATAATGCATTCGGCGGTGACTTTTATCATGGGTATAATGTGAAACTTCAAAAGGGAGGTCAGTTCATTGAAATTCAGTTTCATACACCGACAAGCATTGAGATAAAAGAACCGTCACATATACTATATACGAAGAGTCGCGATTTGCCGAAGGGCTCGGCTGATCGACTCGACATGGAAGAAGAGATTAGAAAGTTATGGCAAGAAGATCTCTTGCCCGCCGGAGATTGGCAAGGGTTACAGACGAAAGGCGATGTTTTAATATTCAAGCCGAAAATACCTCGCCCGTTCTCAGGTAAGCCGGGGCCGTTCGATGTCGGCACGTTGCCGTTTTATAATCGAGTCGGTACTACATTTGGGCCGAGTGGCGGTGGTGAAGGGGGTTAAATGATTACGAGATTTTTTGTGCGACAAGTACCGCTCAGGGTCGTGCGTCGATTCGAGAGTGATGATGACACCCGTACTGAGATATTTACTGACAGGGGCTTTGAATGGCTCGATGCCGGGGGTGTCTTCTTACGCATCGCGGGCATGGGCGGTGATACCGATTACGATGAGATGACGCTCAAGCAAGCGCGAGCGATCATGGGTGTCATGATTCCTGAGCATTTCACGAGGGCTGACAAGTTCTTGTTCGACGGCTTGCCCGACGGGGCGGTTAAGACCGTGCCGAAAAAGAAAGCCGATTTGATGATTCGATAACGTCGTGCTTGTGAGGTACACTTTAGCATCACGTCGACGATTAAAAAAATGGGGCGAAATTTTTAATTCGCGAGAGGTTTAGAACATGGCAATCGAAAGAGGTTTCAAAGGACCGGAAGGTAAGATCGGGCAGACAGTCGCAATTATCGAGGCATCAAGCTCGACGCCTGTTGCACTCACAGCGCATGAATCAGAGACAGAGGCGCCTGTGATTGTTGACATCATCTCGACCGTTAATTGTTTTATTCGTATCACGCCTTCGACGGGCACGCCTGTCGCCGGGGTGTCAAATGGATATTTCGTGGTTGCGAATGCGGTGTACCGTATCCCTGTCACAACCGGGGCACTGTTCTCGGCAATCTCAGCGGTCGGTGCGGGCGGGGGTAATGTTTACATTCACCCGGTGAGTTGATATGTCAACATTTTCTGATGACTTCAATCGTGCGAATAGTAACGATCTCGGGCCGAATTATATCGAAGTTGATCCTTCGAACGACGCTTCGATTTGGTCGAATGAACTTCAAATTGATAGTTCAACATTCTTCACCGTCTTAGTTGATCCGACTGTGCAAGCAGTTTTTCAACGGAATCAAGAAGCCTCAATTGTATTCAGATTAAATTCTTCAGGCTCAGGTTTTGGTCCGATAGTTCGGGGGTTGAGCGCAGATGGTAACACATTCCCCGGTGGGTATTGTGCCGCATACGATACAGGTACGGGTAAGGTTCGATTGTGTAAATGGTTTGCATTCGCGGGGAATCTTGGCTTGGGGTCAAATCTCACGGTGATCGGTGATTACACTGTCGTGTTAACACCCGGTGATGTGTTGAAGATCCGCGCAATCGACTCAACAATCTCAGTTCAGATCAATGATGTTGAGAGAATCTCGGTCATCGATACACAATACAATTATGGACAACCCGGTTTTGCTTCTATGGATGTGATAGGAATCAGTACTTGGGATGACTTCTTGTGTAGTGATGAGTTTACCGGGAACAACAACGAGTCGGGTGAAGATGTTGAACCGTGGTTGACCGCATCTGAACTTGGGGGCGGTGGGGGCTCAGGTGGTGCGAGAGCGGGCGGGCATCCGTTCGCGGTAGGCAATCATTATCAGAGACTCGTCAAATCGGCTTCGCCTATATTCAATGCTGCGGGGGGCGGCGGCGGGAGCACCGGGCTTACTCCTGATCTTGAGTTGATCGCCGCGCTCGATTGGAAGTTAGTATATAACGGCTCAACGAATCCGTGGTCAGCTACAGCGAAAACGATTTCAGATTTGAATGGTAATACTGATGTACTGTATTTGATTCGCGCGACGATGCATCTTGAGGGCAACGGAACGTACTTGCTCTTACAACCGAATGCTGATTCGAACACAGCAAATTATTCGGGGGTCGGTCGCTTTATCAATTATGCGGGGGGTGCCCCGTCTGACTGGCAAGTGAATTTGAACGCTAAAGCGGGTTTGCCTTTTTATGGTAGCAGTATTCAAGAAGGTCCAGCAATTTATGAGATGTTTCTTTGGGCTGAAACCGGGCAAGCGCGGGTCGCTCAATTGCGCACGGCGAATCAGCGATTCGACATCAATCTTCACGATTACGACAGCGTGCTTGACACGATAGCGATGTGGAAAGATACAAGCGCGAACATCACGAGTTTGAAATTTGCTTTTACCGCGAACTGTACAGGTTGGGGAAAGGTTGAATTGTATCGAGTAAAGTGGGCCGAATCATGAGTATATTGATTGAGAAGAAGACACTCTCAGCGAACGCGAGCTTGACATTCTCGGGCTTAGAAGGTGACACCGATTTTTGGTATCGGCTCATGGGGCGGTTCAGAAGTACGTGTACAACGACCGGGCAATTGATCGCTCAGTTCAACGGCGATACGAATGCTGCGAATTATAATTCGCTTGAGCGGGCGACGAAGAACGATGGGGGATCGGTCACTCAATCTGATGATGACTGGAATACGGCGCCCGGTTTGTTTCTTGCGAAGCATTGGTCGAACCGAGAAGTCATGATCAATATTGATTTGATGATTTTCGCGGCGAGCGGTTATCGGCGGTATGTGCAAGGCGCTTCTCACATCTCAGTGCCGTCAGATTTAGCTGACACTCAGATTTTACGTATCGGGGGTATATGGTCGAACACCGCTGACGAACTCACTCAGATCGTGCTGACATCTCAAAATGGAAGTGATGTCTTGTATAACTCAGGGTCGTTGTACCTTTTCAAAGAACGTTTGGAGACGGCATGATTGTTGTAAGTAGTGGCGCAATTTCGGCAGTGAAGACAATCGAGGTCTCGTCTCTTGATCTTAGAAAGCACTGGACCTATCGCTTTATATTTCGCGGGCAAGTGAGCGGCGACGGCGCGACAGAGTTCTTGATGCAACTCAATGGGATCACGGCGGTGACATCATACATGACGATTGTCAACTCAACGAGATGGAACGGATCAGCGGAAGCGTTAGCAAACTTCCATTACAACACATCGGCGGGTGCGGTTCTTGGGTTCTCATATGATGACTTGCAATCGCATCTATTCACCGATGTCACGATCAAGAGAGGGCGTATCGGAAGTCTTGTTGATTTTGCGGTGCTATCAGTCTTCGGTAAAGTTGCCGATGGTAAGTTCTATTCTTGGATGTCAACGAGTCATATGCCCGATGTGAATATTGATGTGATTTCTCTCAAGTTGTTGTTATCGAATGCCGGGCTGACATACACGGGTGATTATTGGTTGTTGCGTGAGGCTATCGAAGACACGCGACCGTAAGGGGGCAAGCACTTGAAAATTGAAGGCGTCGTGTGTGTATGCTCTCGTGGCATGATGATGTCACGAACGAGTGAAAGCATTGACCGCAACAAAGAGAACATGTTCGGGTATTGGATCACCGAGTACACGCACGAAGACGAGATACCTGACGCTCAGAATAATGTCACAGCGACGGCGCTCGCACACAAGCCCGAATGGATTTGGTTTGTCGAAGAAGATGTAGTACCGCCGATTGATGCACTTGTGAAGATGGTCGAGTATGCGGTCAACAACGGGTTGCCTGTCGTTACGGCATGGTACGGGCTCGACGGGGGGCTCAAGTCATACGAGCTTGCGAACGATGGCACATTGCTTTTCGCCGGGCTCGGGTGTCTTCTCATACGGGCTGATGTGTTTGAACAATTCGACCGACCGATCTTCAGAACAGATACGATTTGGACTGCAAAGATTCATGAGGCGAAGATGGTGCGGCAAGCCGACCCGGTTGGTGATAGCGGGGTGAAATATGGTAAGCAAGATATTCACTTCTTCGGTGTGCTGAATGAAAAGCAAATTGCGTGCGCGCTTGTCGACATAGAATGTTTGCATCTCGGTGTTAAGAAATGGGGCGCTCAGGGCGACAATCGAGGTGTGCATCAATTACGCCTGAAAGGATAATACTAAACAGGATAAACTCGGTGGCGCACAACACCAAAAACTAAAGCGCAATAGGCGAATATTGGTTTACATGCGTCGGGTTTTTTTCGCCTGTCACGGTGAGTGAATTCGGCGTAAACTTTTTTTGACTTATTTTCTGGCACGGGGCTTGCATGCATTTTCGGATTTTCGAAAAGTCCAAAATCGCCTGAGGATCGCTTCTAACGAGTTGCACATGCTTTGTGCAAATTGACAGGGGGCGGTATGTAAGTTCTTTAGAATCAATGAGTGGCACGGGTCTTGCGTTCTTGTGGATAGAATTTTCCGAATAGTAGGGTAAGGGGGTGCCTGAGTTTTTGCTCTCAGAGCAATCCTCAGGGCACGACTGTAAGGTGTTGTGAACAAAGAGTTTATAGCGACGAAAACTGTGTTGCAATAATCGTGCCATAAACAAAGTTAAAATAAGTTTCACTGTTATTATATCTTTCACCAAGCGGTGAAAGTGGTTTACACGGTGTCACTTTTTGATGGTAGAATCTCAATGATGCAAGTCTTCGAATCTAAGTCATTAGAGAGGCTCAAAGGATGTCCGCGATGCGGTAACGCGAAGTTCATTGCCGATCCTCTTTCGCCTTTTCCTCTTTGTGAAGAGTGTGCGCAATGTGATGAGTGTTCAGGGGCGAAAATAGTTGATCGAAAGATATGCGAGAAATGTCACGGTCGTGGGTACATTTTGAAGAACGTCAAGGTTTGGGGTCCGTCAAAAGGCGGGGGGCATGATTATGATGAAGAGAGCGATGACTTCTTCACCGAGGTTGAAGAGGGCGATGACATCGAAATGATTTCGCTCGACGATCTCGCTGATGATGAGTTCGCTGAATTCGAAGATGGCGAAGAAGGTCTCGATTTGTATTGACAGTCGAGGCGAAATTGAAACGACGGGTGCGATAACAATGTCACCCCGATGTGCTTTCATATGCGGTGACACCGAGGCAAACATGGCAAGTCAAATTTGTATAGGGGCGAGAGGCGAAATTAGAATTGAAGATGTGCCGACATCAGAACTCTCGATTACTGAGTCGGGTGACATCGTCGAAACATTGCAAGCGGGTGAACGACTCGGCACAATTCTCGAACGCAAACGGGTTGACATGGGCTTGAGTTTCGAAGACGTTGTTGAGAAGTTACCGATCAGGATCGGGCCATATGCTCGAATCGAATCGGGTTTCAATTCGCGACCGCCTGATGACATTCTTCAGGCAATTGCGAAAGTGCTCAAGCTGAACTTTAACAAACTGAAAGAGGTCGGCGATTTGGATCAAGCCGAACCTGTTGAGTTTTTGTTTTAATCATGAGTAAAGAAGAAGTAAAGACGATACAGTCACTCAGGTTTCTCTCAATCGACACAACGATTGAAATGCAAATGACAGCGAGCGGTGTGCGCGGCGAACATCCGTTTGTTGCTCTTGTGACGTATGCCGGGCGATCAAGTGATAAGCCCGTCGGCGGCACCGAGTTGATTGAGGGCGGGCCGTATCGAGTCTTCATCCCGACTGATCTGATGCGTAAGAAGATCAGAGAACTCGAAGGCTGTTCGACTTTCGCCGAATGTAATTTAGATACGCACGCGAAGACGAAGCCCGTTGGTGAGTTTACGTCAGCATGGGTTGAACCTGCTGATACTCCTGACGGGCGGCTTGTTCTCGCGGCAAGGGCTTCAGGGTTATTGTCGCACAACAGACACCCTGAAATTGTCGATGAAATTGTTGCTGAGGCTCGTGAGGGCAAACTAGGTTTCTCTTACGACATCAAAGACATTCACTTCACGCTCGAAGCACATGAAGTATTTCCTGAAATGAAAACTGTGAAGATCATCGATTTCAAGTGGCGGGGCGCAACGATTCTGAAGAGAAAAGTTGCGGCATATAGTTTCACTGAACTCGCGGCGCGTGAGAAAGAAGTCAAGGCTTCGGTCTCACTTGATCGCATTCGCGAAGTTGCGAGTGCATCAGTGGCAACGGGTTTCAACAAATCTCCAAAAGAGGTAAACGTAATGAATGAAAACGAACTCAAGCAAATGCAGACAGCAATTGCTGAGGCGGTTAAAGTTGCCGTTGAACCTATTGAGACTCAGGTTACAGAACTCGGGACGAAAGTCGACGGGGTCGTGACTGCTCAGGCTGAACTCAAGGCGAAAGCTGAAGAGTCGAAGTCGGGAGAAGAGTCAAACTCCGACGCTCCAAAAGAGAAAAATTCCGAGCCGAAAGTTATCGGCACGGTGAATGAACTCGTGAAGGGCATCGGTGAACAGTTCAAGGCGGCACTTGCACCCCTGAGCGAGAAGCTCGACAAGGTGGTCACGAAAGAACCTGAAGCAAAATCTGAGGGTGATGCTGAAGGCGACGACGCGACTAAAAACAAAGACGGTAAAGCGCCTGAGGCGAACGCCGAAGCGGCAAAGGATGCACCGAAGGGTCAGCGCAAATCGCATGATTCCTCGACGTTGATGTTGCTTGCCCGGTTTACCGATGAACAGTTCATGGACGGGTCAGACGATGTAACGGCTGATCAGCTACGTGCGGCATGCAAGAACATTGAGAAGGATAAGGACATGTCGAAAGCTGAGAAGGACCAAGCGATCTCGTCACTGAGCTTTCAACGGCGTCAGTTGCTCCGGCAAGAATGGCGTAAGAACCTGAACTAAGTGAGACGCTCTTGACAGAGTAAGTCAAACACACACTCTAAGAGGTAAAAAATCATGAACAGAGTTACACTTTTGAAGCACCTCGAAGATCTCAAGGCGTCAGGTAAACTAGCAGTGAATACCGACATCGTCGTTGGCGGCGAAGAAGCGGGCGCACTGTTAGGTGATCTGAACCAGTTGATCGCGCAAGCAAAGGGCGGTCAATTGCCTCACGGTCTTCAGGCGGGAACAACTTTCGCAAATGGCGCGATCTTGATCGACGAATACGACAACCTCGTGTTCGATGATCTTCGTCGCAATTTTCCTGTATGGAACAGGATCGACAAACGGCTCGCACCGGGTGAAACGACCGGGGGCTTTGATCAGACGGCAGTCGCCACTGCTCGAAGTGCCGCAGTTCGAAACCTGTCTTTTGCAGGTACATCTCCCACGCGCTCGGCGAGAACCCGACGAGACATCAAGGCAATCGTATCTGATCTGTCTTTCACGATGTTTGATCGTTCGGTGTATCAACAGCAAGGTCGGAGATTTGGCAACCTCGAACAGAAGGACATCAGTGATCTGATGACCGCTTGTTTCAACCAGTGGAACACCTTGTTCTATACGGGAGATGCAACCGGGTCGCCCCTTACGTTCGACGGTTTGAGGTCTCTTGTTACCGGGGCAGAGACCATCGCAAACACCACCTCAATCCTACTTGCGATTAACAACCGCATCACCAACATGCTGAACCAGTCGACGAAGATTGTCAGACCGACTGCAATTTATTGCAACGCGGTCGTTCAGTTTCGGATTGAGCAGGAGTTGCTGAAGATGGGACATAAGCTCATTTACTCGCCGATTCAGGTCGGCCAAGCTGTGTTTCAGGTCGCATCTATTTCGACTCCCGTTGGTATGCTCCCGCTGATCGTTGATCCGTTCAACGCATCTGTTGCGGGCACCCCGACAGTGTACCCGACTTTCATCGTGAGTGAGGATAAACTGTCTTGGCAGTATGTCCAGCCTCTTGGTGCTTCGGGTGCCGATCCCAAAACATTCGAGATCAGCCTTGCAAACGATCTTGATCAGGAATACAAGACGGTGATGTTCGGTGCAATGGAGCTTCTTGGAGGCACGTCGCATCACTACCGACTTAACATTCAGGATCGAACGACCGTTGTTGATCCGAGTGCGTAAGTCGCTTTTCCCTGATCAACTCGATCAGGAAAGTGCATAATTAAGACGAGAGGTGAACACGGTTGTTTGCCTCTCGTTTTTCTCATCTCACATAAACGATTGTCAAATCGAAAGAGGTAAGCGAACACATGAAGAAGTTCAAAGTCTATTTGAAAGATGCGTTCAACGGAGAAGTCACCGCCGTCAATGAAAAAGGTGAAATTAACATTCTCAAGGTTTGGCCTGAACAACATGAAGGTTCAGGTCAGATTCTTGCGTACTTCTGTATTGCAACACCCGCTGAACGCGATGCTCTTTGGGAGTCGGGTCTTGCGTGCAATCGTGCGGCGGCTATGGGGCTTATTGCACCGCCTCTTTCGCGGGGCGATGCACCTGTCAAGTACGACGATCCGATACCTGATCATCACAAGATCTCTGAGAACGATCAGATCGAAGACGACCCGGTTGATCTTCAAGGTTTTGCAGATGAGTTCGAGACGGGTGAAGAAGAGATCGATCTCGCCGATGACGACAGAGATCAAGAATCACTTGAGCCCGCACCGAATGTGCTCGGAGTAAGTGATCAAGAGACGCCGACGCCGCATCCCTTACCAACTGATCAGAAGATCGAAGCGGTTGTATCTCTGAGTGCACCGATCCGCGCACGACTGAAGAGCGCCGGGCTGACAACTGTCAACGACTTGGTTGACAAATCTATCGACGATCTCGAAGCGGTGCCGGGCATCGGTAAGACAACGGCTTCGAAGCTCTTCGATGCGATGAATCAATTCAGAGACGACGATTAAGATGATCGGCGCGATTGTCTCTTGTTACAATCAGCACACGACGGTCGGCGACACTATTGAATCACTCATCGTGCAACGAGCCGCGCTTGATTGCGGGCTTGATGTTCAGATGATTGACGATGCTTCGGTGCCGCCGATCATGGTCGATCATACTTTTCCATTGCCTGATGACGTTTGTATCACTCAATGTGGAAGTGACGAGAACGGGGGCGTTCAGCGAATTCGCAATCGGGGCTTCAAGATCTATCGGGATTATTATCTTCGAGACGATCAACCCGAGTTTGTGATCTTCGTCGACGGGGATGTCACATTCAACCCCGGTGCTTTTGCCGCAATGAAAAAGGCTCTCGAAGAGAGTGATGAATCGGTCGCGTATGCATACGGGCATTACTCTCGGACGGGTGCACTCACGGGTCGTTTTTGTGCATGTCCATTCAATGGTGCAAGACTCAGGCAACACAACTACATCTCGACGATGTCATTGATCAGATTCAATGTTCTTGTCGAGGCGACGCCTTTACCGTTCATCGAGGATGAACTTCGCCTTCAAGATTGGTCTTTGTGGCTCAGGCTTCTCAATGCTGGATACACGGGGGTGATGGTGAATGAGGTGCTCTTCTCGGCGTATTATCCAAATTCAGGTATCTCAGTTCGAGATCCACTTGATTATCAGAATTGGCGAGAGATCATTGCAAAAAAATACAATACTTGAAAAGACGTATGTCACGGTGTCGGGTGAGCTTGTTGCGGGCGGTCCTGTCAGAAAGATTTACACTGACGAGAATGGTGACAATTGGTTGAAGTGCACACCGACCGAGCGTGCGGTGATTATCAAGCACGGGCTTCTTGCACCTGAGAAGCCGTGGGTTGACATTCTCCTGATCAAGTACGGGCAACCGAAGCTCGAAGCTCAATGCATTGATTCGATCAAGAAGTGCACCGATCTCTTTAAGCATCGACTCACTGATGTCGATAACAAATACATCGATAAGAATCTCGGGGCGCTTTGGAATGATTTGATTGACGCGACTGATGCGCCGTACGTGATTCTCTTGAACACCGATACGATTGTTTCGCCCGGTTGGGTTGATGATCTGCTCGAAGCTGCGATCAAATCGAAAGCTGATGCAGTCGGGCCGATGACTGACAAGTGCGGCATCGCATATCAAGTCGGTGAGCCGACGGTCAACCCTGAGCTTCGTGATGTGCCTCAACTCTCGGGCTTTTGTGTATTGATTAAGAAGAGGGCTTGGGCGCGGGTCGGTGGCTTTCCTGAGTTCTTTCCATTCTATGGGCAAGAATCAGATCTCATGGATCGGATCGCAACGAAGATTCTTGCGAAGCACGTATTCGTCAAACATTTCGGCGGCAGTACGATTAAGAACACAAAGGGTCGATCTCAAAAGATTGAGAAGGATCTCTCGCTCGGGGTGTATCGAAAAGTTCAGCGGTTCGATTGGCGGGGTACACGACTTCTTGTGCTAGGCGCCGGGCAAGGTAATCATTTCCCATTATGGCGGGGGATTGATCAGGCATGTTCAGAGATCCTCAAGCGCGGCGGGCAAGCGGTGCACCTACCTCTTGAGAAAATTCAAGAGGACGCAACGCTTCAATTTGCCCGTGAGATGATGCCGACAGCGACGCTTGTTGTGTGTACGAATCCGACGCGACTCATCGAGAGTGCGAAGAATATACAGAACGTGCCGGGCTCGCGCGCGCTATGGCACAATGATCTTCGCCCGGTCATCAACGATTATGTCGCATTGCATGGGTGCTTTCGTGCGCTCTTCATGTGCTGGAAACACACACAACTCAAATACGATCTCGAACAATGGGTTCAACTTCTCGGTGCGCCGTCATTCTATATGCCGCAAGGTTCAGTGATCAATCCGTATCTGAGACGTACGAAAGAAAAGTACAAGGCTCTCTTCATTGGGGGCACGACGAATGGTGAGTATCATGTCGGGCGCAAAGATTTCTTCACGCGGATCGGGGCAACAGTGCTCAATGAGTTCGGGCGAAGTAAGAGATTAGAGGTCGAAAAAAGATCGCCTCGATTATACAGATCTGCACGATACAGTTTTGCATACTCACCGAATGTGGCGGGGTACAATTCATTAAGGTTGTACAACATGCTTGCATACGGCGGGCTTGTGCTCACGAAGTATTTCGGGGGGGTTGAAGAACTCTTCGAGTCGGGTCGACATCTCTTCACGTTCAAGAATGTGCGTGAAGCTGAGTCAATTATGCACGAACTTGATGAACAACCGGCAATGCGTGAACAGATCGCGCGAGACGGTTGGAGATTACAACAGGCGAAGCATACCGTGCTTTGGCGTATTATGAATATGATTGAAACGCTCAAGACAGGGCAACACACATTTTGGGGCAACAATGAATAATGAATCAAGACCACTAAGTGAATTAGAACCGCCGACAAGTGTCGGGCTTTACGGGGGATCTTGGACAGAAGATGAGAGCCGCCGAGAAGATCTTCGTCTCATGTTTGCTGAGAACAGATTGAAATTGAATCTCGGAAGCGGGCCGAAGAGATTTCATAAAAAGGATCACATCAACATTGACATCTCGCCCGCATGTGATCCTGATTTCAAGCTCGATGTCGAGAATCGACCGATGCCGTTCGAGACTAATTCAGTGATCAGCGCATACGCTGACAACTTGCTTGAACATCTCGGAGATTTAACGCACTTCATGAACGAGCTTCACCGGGTGCTTAGAGTTGGCGGTTTGTTTTGGTTTCGTGTGCCCGCCGTTGATCGATTCGAATTGCTAGAAGATGATGAGCATAACGCAAAGGGTTTCAAGAAGGCGATGCAGGTTATCATGTGGGGCGCCTTCAGAGATCCCACGCACAAGACTTTCTTCTGTCAAGGAACAATGGACTATTGGAATCACGAGCACCCGACTCATCGGGACTACGGGCGGGCTTATAGTTTCCTACCGTGGCATGTCGAAACAAAGGTGTTCCATAACCCGAGCAACGGTTTGTTCTTCTATGACGTGACGCAAGTACCAATAAAGTAGGCGTAAGGTGTGCTGAGAGCGTCATCAGGCGACTTTCTCGAAAGGCGAAGGCAATGAGTCAAAGAAAAGTTTTCGGCGTCATCTTGCCGCATATGAGAGCATTCGGGGGCGTGCGGCGATTTCTTGAGATTGGTACGTGTTTAACACGACTCGGGCATCAAGTCATATACTTCGTCGGCGAAGTCTCAGATCTCAAATGGTATGGTGATAAGGCAAAGCCTCGTGTGCGAAGTTGGAACGAGACACCGTACAATGTCGACATTATGTTGATCGGCGATCCGACAAATGCATGCGCGGGTAAATTGTCGCACGTCGTCGGGCACACTCAAGTATTCTTTTGGGTAATTGCCGGGGGCGAGTATCGGGCGATGTATGAGAAGATTTACAAGACCGAGAGCAAGCGATTACATTTCATCGTCAACAATCGAGTTTTCTTGAAACACTACCCGAAGTCGTACTTGTGCGAGGGCGGGGTTAACACTCACCTCTTCAAGAGTACACGCAAACTTCGAGTCGGTTATTATGCCGGGCGGGGTCGGATCAAAGGCGAACCGACAATCGTCGACGCGCTTTATGATGTGCCTCAAGTCAAGTTGATACCAATACAGGGGCGCACATCTCAAGAGCTTGTGTTGATTTACAATTCGCTCGATTACTTCGTTGCATGGGAAGGGCGCGAAGGATGGTCAAACACGGCGGCTGAGGCGCTTGCATGCGGGGTGCCTGTTGTGAGCAATGGGTGCAACGTCGAACCGTTCTCGAACCGGGTGATCTTGGTCGACGACTTGCGTGAGTTCTTTACTCAACCGATGGGCGACTTCTCATGGCAAGAGACAACTGACAAACTCTTGAATATTTTCAAACTTACGGGGGCAATGTGAAGAGTTTTCAGTACAGGCACTTTGTGTGCAAGCTCATTGACAAAGCGAGAAGTAAGGCGGTCGTCGAAGTCGGTTGTTGGGATGGCGGGCTTTCGCGCATGATATGGTCGCTCGGGTGTGTCGATAGTTTGATACTTGTCGACCCTCTTACAGTTGCCGGATGCAACCCGACGCGCGATGGCATTCAGTATCATATGCGCATGGGGAACGCGGGCACCATGACACAAGAGCAACTCGATGATGTGTGCATGAAGATCCTCACCGATGCGCCGGGCTTCGTGAGCTTCTTTCGTATGACATCGCTCGATGCGGCAAAGTATGTTGAGGATGAGTCGCTTGACTTCATTTTTATTGATGGCTTGCACTTTTACGAGAGTGTCAGAGAAGACATACTCGCTTGGTCGCCGAAGATCAAACCCGGTGGTATCATTTCAGGTGACGACATCAAGGGCGGCACATGGGCGAATGATGTTCGACGGGCGGTTGAAGAACTTGTGCCTGAATACGAACGAGAAGGTAAGGTATGGTATGCCGAGAAGGTATGAGAATCTAAACAAGATTATTGATGAGATCAACCCGAAGATCATTGTCGAGATCGGTACGTTCAACGGCAATCAGGCAATCAACATGATGACTGAGGCGTTGAGGTTTCATGCAATCGAGAAGCTCAGGTATATCGGGTTTGATCTTTTTGAGAAGCCGCCCGAGTACGAAGGCTCGAAGCCGGGCACGTTACCATTCAACGCGGTCGTCGCGAAGTTACACCGGGCATTACCGAGATTGCGATTCAATCTTATCAAGGGGAATACGCGCGAGTCGATTGCAAACTTTCTCGGGGTAAGTGTCGGTGAGCGTATTGATATTAAAGCTGATTTTGTTTTCATCGACGGCGGGCATTCGCTCGATACGATTTGGAATGACTTTGATCTTGTGCGTCGATACATGTGCAAGTCAGGTACGGTGATCGTACTCGATGATTATTATTTCGACCGGGATGATAAAGGATGCAAGCCGCTTATTGTTGAGATCATCGATGACGACAAGATTGAGATTGAGCTTCTCGATCCGATTGATAAGTTCGACAAACCTGACGGGGTGTTGTCGGTTCAGTTTGTGAAGGTGACAATATTATGAAGATTGCGATTACAGGGGGATGCGGCTTTCTCGGCACGAACGTTGCGCTCAGGCTCATGAGTCGCGGGCATTCGGTTGTGTGTGTTGATAACTTTAGTCGACGAGGTTCGGAATGGAACGGGGCGACGTTGAAGAGGGCGGGCGCGTGTGTAAAAGAAGGTGACTTCCCTTACTTTGTTTACAAAGATTTTGATGTTGTGTTGCATTACGCGGCTCAGGTTACGGTGTCAGAATCGCTCGAAGATCCGTACGGGGATTTCCAAACAAACGTATCGAAGACTTTGATGATGCTCGACAACATCGGGCGAGATGCAAGTACGACACCTGTATTTATTTACGCCTCGACGAACAAGGTATACGGGCAAGGTTCATTCGATCTCATCTCTGAAGATTTCCCGCTTGGGTACACATCACCGTATGCTCTCTCGAAGGGCACCGCTGATAATTACTTTACGATGCTCGGGCATCTCGGTGATCTCTCTTCAATTGTGCTTCGACAGTCGTGCTTATATGGCTCGTATCAATACGGTATCGAGGGGCAAGGTTGGCTCGCATGGTTTCTTCAGAAGATCGCCGGGGGCGAGACGCTCACGATCTTCGGTGATGGGCAACAGGTGAGAGATGTGCTCGAAGTTCGTGATTATGCGAACTTGATCGTGAAGATTATCGAGCATCCAAACTTGCGACAACAACTTGCGACAGGTGAAGTCTTTAATGTTGGCGGCGGGGTTGAGAATGCGCTCTCGCTCATGCAAGCGGTTGACATTATTTCGGGGTTGACTAAGTCGAACCCGACGATTAGATTCGAAGCCGGGCGCCTCGGAGATCAACAACATTATGTGAGCGACATCGAGAAGGCGAACACGGTGTTCAATTGGCAACCGAAGATCAGTCCTGAGCGCGGGCTCACCGATCTATTGAGTTGGGTTCAAGGGCGTGTACCGTCAGAGAGTTACGAGATAATTGAAAGAGGTGATTGTGAGCGGGGATACTTTGTTTGAATACTTGAACATTTATACGGAAGATCAGCGGGGTGCGCACCCGTGGATTTTGCGACGGTGCGCGCTTGAGATCCGCAAAATGTATCCGGCGGTTACGATCAATGGGGCGCCGCGAGAGATTAACTACTCGATCAATTATGCCTTGTTCCGAAATGTACCGGGTATCAGGGTCGGTCACTATACTCATCTTGAAGAGCGCGGCAAATTTCGACAGCGGTTTATCGAGACGATACCGTTGTATAATTACTACACGCTGACGTGTAATAATACCGCGAAGCTCTTGCTCGAATATGGCGCCGAACGGGATCGGATTTTCAAGGTGCCGTACGGGAGTGACGACCGGGTGAAGAAGAAGCCCGTGTTCGGTGTTGTTGGGCGCACATACCCGAGCGGGCGAAAAGGCGAATACATGGTTGAACGAATGGTCGCCGAAGGCTATGACGTGCGCGCATGGGGTCGAGGTTGGCCTGTGCCGAATGTTCAGAATGAATGGGAACAGATTCCTGACTTCTATAAGTCGCTCGATTATCTTGTCGTGACGAGCTTGAACGAGGGTGGTCCTGTACCAGTCATTGACGCGATTGCGGCGGGCGTGCCTGTTATCGCGCCCGATGTTGGTTGGTGCTTTGAGTTTCCTGTTATCAGGTACAAGCGCGGAGATTGGCACTCGCTCTTTAACGTGCTCAAGAAATTAACTCAACCGCCGACATGGGCGAAGTGGTCAGCGGCTCATGGCAATATATTCACAAAGATTGCCCGGCAAGAAGGGATAATTTGAAATGGCAAACACACTCAGCGACTTCGTTGATGATGAAGACATTGTCGGATTCGTCAACGACATTAAGACGGCTGATGCAACGAACCGGGCGCAACTGAGAACAGCGCGAGGTATCGATGCACTTTTTCGTCAGGCGATGAAACGTAATTTCACAACGTCAAATGTCTCCGAGTTGATCGATGTTCAAAAAGAGATTTCATGGCACGGGGAAGTTCAACGTCCGGTTGCGATCCTCAGATTGAAAGAGTTTCCGCTCACATCGTTTACTTCGCTTGAAATGATTTCGAGCTTTGACACAAACGGTGATCCTGATGATACAACGATAATGGAGAAGAACGAGTATCAAGTTGATCTTATTGGGGGGTTGGTCAAGTTGGTTGGGCTCGTGCCGAATTCTGATGTACAGATTCAGATATTCGGGGCGAATTCAGGATGGAGTTTTCCGGCGGGCGTCGCCTCGATGCGTGCGATATATGTTGCCGGTGTTGCGACGGCTGATGTGCCTGAAGACATCAAGCTCGCTTGGCTGATTGAGTTCTCAAAGTATTGGACAATGCGACGCTCTGACAAGTGGGCTGAAGAATCAGTCGAGGCGGGTGAGGTCGGCGGTGTGCTCAGGCTCGTGCGTGCGAAGTTCGCACCCGAGACTGTTGACATTCTGAAGGCTCAGGGGCGCCGAGCAATGCTTTCAGCGGCGGGCGTATATTAAAACATGGCAGGTAACAAGGCACCCAATACAGTTAAGATTGTTGAGAGGGTCATCGACGACGCGGTCGTCGATTGGCAGAAGACAGCTTTCTTGACAATCATGAATGAGGTCATGCTCAATCTTACCGGGCGTGTATTGAAGAGAGACTCTGGTGCTCTTATCGGCAATGTCGGTGCGGTGTCAGGTATCAGGGGCGGGGTGATTGAGATCGCCGTCGATTTGCCGTATGGTAAAGGATGGGAACAAGGTTTCACACGTAAGTCATTTTATCTTCGTCCGGTGAAGGCGAAGGCTCTTGCATGGGGCGGGTCGGTGCCCGCACCGCCGAGAGGATTTAAGAAGCTCGCGAAGAATCAGAAGTTTTTTTCGAAGGGTCATACGATTCCGGCGAAGCAATTCAAAGCTCGACCGTTCTTGTCAACGGCGATTGACAGCACAAGTGAAGAGGTCGGCTTACAATTACAAGACGAATTAAATCGAAGGTTTGCTCGTGATATTCCCGACTGGAAATTGAATGTGAAAGTGAGTGTGATATGAGTTTACTGACGGCGATGAAAAAGTTCGTCACTGAGTTCAATGCCGAATCGGGATTCACGACAACGTTCGGCACGCTCGACAATGAAGGCATCCCTGAAGACGCGATCAAGGGGCCGTTCCCCGGTGTGTATCTTGAGCAAGGACCGACAACCCGCGAGTATGGTTCGCGATTACCTGACGCACCAACAGCGAATAACAGTGATGCATTCTTGCTGCATGTGTTTAACGCTGACGATGTATCGAGTGGCGAGACAATGAAGAATGAGGCGGCTCGACGTGAGCAACTTATTGTTGATTGGATCGAGACCGAGACAGGTTTACGAACATGGGAAAGCGATGGTGCTGACGGCTTCGGTCTCGTACCTGTCACGACGTTG